GGCGCGTGTTGAGTTGCAGTGCAAGCGCAAGCCAACAATGCGGGCTGAGGTGGTGACCATCACTACACAGGTTCAGCACTATGAAGGCTCATGCTGCCTGCCAGAAGTAGCGATGTACGCAGCAGGGCATCGTAAATCAGAGCGCGTTACAGCGAGGTAGGTATGGAGAGATTTAAAAAGGCATCTATAACCATAGACGCCAGTGAAGCGGTTAATCAGCTAAACGAAATTATTGAACAGTTAAAGCCCTTTGAGGGACTTCCTGATCATATCATCAAACTTCTTCTTAGCCGCGGCAGTAGCCTGTTCGATTACGTCGTCTTTACTGATGGGTCTTCCGCACTTAGCGCAACTGACATCAACGAAGTTATTATCAAAGTCAAAATCGTCGGGACGACTGATCAGCTCACTGCCGCAATCAGGGCAGGCAATTTTTAAAGTCTGCGTACTCATAGAAAACAAATCCTTTTTGACTGTGGAAACTCCAGTCTAAGCCCTTCCTTGGCTGTGGAAAGTGAAGGAAATCACGCGCCGGGCGTGGCTAAACATCCCGGCAATCATTCAAAGGTCGCTTAGGCGGCCTTTTTTATTAGCAACGTTAACAGAGGTGAGGGATATGGAGTGGGTTAAATGTAGTGAGAAGATTCCAAACGATACTGAGTTTGTGCTTTGCATTGAAAAACGGGCAGCTTATGGCACTTACGGACAACCATTCGTTTGCTGGCACGATGGTGATGGCTGGGTGGGGAAAACAAATTATCGGCCCACTGTGACCCACTGGATGCCATTACCTGAACCGCCCACTGAGTAATTCCCGATAGCTAATTCCCTGAGTTAGCTATGTGGACCCCCTCAATCATCCCTTGATGTTTATTTGCCCGGCTTAATGTCGGGCATTTTTTTAGCTGCATCTGAGTAATGGTTAATCAGCCATTAGCCACATGCAATCACACAATCAACAGGAGCATACCCATGCAAGCACTAGCAATTGCAGGGGCGGCATCGGTTCGCCCTTTCGACCCAATTTTATCTATTCAGCATTCACGCAAACATATTTTAACTGGCGCTGACTTTAAACAACCCCGCCTTAAAAGCTGGCTTGAGCGCCTTGTCGAATTCCTGAACCAAAAGGCAATGCAGCCATGAATTACTGCCGAGACATGACAGATGAGCAATTCGCTCGCCTGATGAAAGACCTTGGTGTGCCAGTGAAATTACCCCAACCAGAAAAGGAGGAATCATGATCCCCGTAACGCCAGCAAGAACGCCGGAGCTTAGCCGGCTGAAGCGGAAATACCATGCTCTTTACTGGCGCAAGGATGGCAATAAACAAATGAAGCGCCACTGTCTGGATATGGCCCGCGTTGAGCGGATTAATAAGTGCGATTTCCTTGGCGATGAAATGCCATTCTGAGGTGAATCATGGATTTGAATAAATTAGATGAGCCTTTCAGTGCCAGTGACATTGAATGGCGAGTGCAGCAATGTGGAATTGCAAAATCTGGCCCATGGGCAATGGTTCTCGCCTATGTAACTAACCGGGCAATTATGAAACGCCTTGATGACGTTTGCGGAAAGTCTGGTTGGCGCAATGAGTACCGCGATATCCCGAACAACGGTGGGGTGGAATGCGGCATTTCCATTAAGGTTGACGGTGAATGGATAACGAAGTGGGACGCAGCTGAAAACACGCAGGTCGAAGCCGTAAAAGGTGGGCGCTCTGGTGCAATGAAACGCGCTGCTGTTCAGTGGGGGATTGGCCGGTACTTATATCAACTGGAGGAGCGATTTGCCACCTGCTCCGTTGAGCGCACTAACGGATGGAATAAAGCCTCATTCAAGGACAAGAAAACAAATCAGTACACCAATATCTGGTGGCAGGTTCCGAACCTTCCTGGTTGGGCATTACCTGCGGAATCAACTGAAAATAAATCCGACTCAGCTCAACAGGCAGATCCATCGGATCAATCAACGACACCGGAAGATGCGCTGAAAGAGTTTGGTGATAAAGCGGCGCTGGCTCAGTCAGTGGCAGAGCTTCAGGCGGCTTACAAGGATGTATGGCCCAAACTCGGCAACTCAAAAGAACATGAGGCCCGGGCGCAGGAAACCTACCGGACTCGCGGCAAAGAACTTCAACAACAAACTCAGGCGGCATAAATGGCAAGCAGAGGCGTAAACAAAGTCATCCTCGTTGGCGCACTCGGGAAAGACCCCGAGGTTCGTTATCTCCCTAACGGTGGCGCGGTGGCAAATATGACACTGGCGACGTCCGATTCATGGCGGGATAAACAAACCGGCGAGCAAAAAGAGCAAACCGAATGGCACCGCGTGGTGGTGTTCGGGAAGCTGGCGGAGGTAGCTGGCGAGTATCTGCGTAAAGGCTCGCAGGTTTACATCGAAGGCCAGTTACGCACTCGCAAATGGACAGATCAGTCTGGTCAGGAACGCTACACCACTGAAATCAACGTCCCTCAGATTGGTGGCGTAATGCAGATGTTAAGCGGGCGTCATAGCGGTGAGCAGACAGGCGGACAGCAACAATCCCGACAACCGCAACAACAGCGCCCGGCTCAATCCAGCGAGCCACCGATGAACTTCGACGATGACGCTCCGTTTTAACCATCGCCCCCTTCCCTAACCACGTTACACACGCACTCTAAATAAATAACCGGAGTCAAAAATGCTCACACCTCAGCAGGTATTAGCCTGCCTACGGCGGGATAGCCGCAACCATATTACAGAGTCATGGAGATGGATGGGTGACCTTACGGACGTGGCATCCGGCTCCGGTATTTACGAAATGTCTCTGAACGAAATAGACCCCTATTACGCAGGCTGGTCAACGCTACTGGAATACCAGTATCACATCATCCACCCGGTAACACTCAAGACCATCATGGACCAACTGGATAAGGAGTCATGGGGAGACGGGGCGCTTGGAGGCGTCGTTTACCGGATTAAAGAAGGTTACTCATCATGACTGGTCAATCCTACAACCCTGATATATCCCCTAACGAATTAATAGCCCGCCACAGAGCAAAGCCTATGCCAGACAAATCGGAGTTACTCAAACGCCACAGCTTTCCCGGCCCGGATGATAACCGCTACATCAGCCTGATGATTAAAGGAGCGCGAAAATGACAGATAACAATAAGCACCTGGTTCGTGTTGGACACGAATTTGCGGCGGCAATGAGTGACGACACTCCGATTATCACGATAGCGAAGATGGTAACAGAGCTGGCGAGTGCGCTGGACGTGCAGACGGCACGTAGTGAAGCGCTGGCGGCGGAACTGGCTCGCTATTCAATGCCTGCCGGTGAGGCAGACCAACGCATGGCGGAGTCTCGCGCCGTTCGTCAGGCACTTGGGTTCGGGCAGGATGCTGATGACGTCGCACCGGTTGACCTGGTGGAGCGCATTAACGCGCTGGCGGCAGCACTCAAGGCGTCAGAAGCAAACGATGCTGACGCACGTTGTCATGTTGCTGAACTGGAAGAGAAGTGCGCGGCGCTGGCGGCGAAGCTAAACGATGTATGCGCTGAGAATGCGGCGCTGAAGGCGACATTCGATAAACCTCAGGCCTATCTATCTTGGCATGCAATTCCACCAACCTGGGACGAGCCTCTCCCGTGCGGCGAATATCTTGATGTTCACGACACGGATGGTCACAAAAATTCAGACGGCACTGACTGCTGGCCGGTTTTTGCCAAGCCTGAAATCGAAACCCCCAACACGGACGCATGGGTGAACGAACAGCGGGCGCATGACCTTAATGCGTTTATTCACCATCACAGCGAGAAGCTTGATGCGCATATCCGCAATGGCGGCGAGCAATTAGACAGTAAATCGAATGAGCTTAGAAACCTCATCGTATCAGCGCGCCTATTCAGAGAGCAGCTTCGCGGGGGCCAGGTATGAGCATGACAGCAGAACAACTGGCGCAACTGCAACCCTCTTTGGACTCGATGCTTCGCGCTCATGAGGCGTTTTACAGCACCGACAATGTGCGTGAGGCAATGCTGAAGGCATACCGGATTATGCTTGCTGACGCGTTGAAAGTTGCAGGTATCAATTTAACGGTGGAGGGGTGAGGGATATGCCTGACAAATGCAGCGTTTGTATCGTCGGGATGATTGGCTCACGTCGGATTTACGAAGGTCTATGGGCGAAAGCGGAGGCTGAATTCCAGAAGGTTGTCGCAGACTGGAACGAGAAAACAAAGCGCCACGCCGTTCCTCACCCTGGCTTCGCCAACAAGTTTAATCACTGCCCGGTATGCGGGCATAAGGTGGCAGAATGAAAATCAACGAACGCGTATCACCAGAACGCCTGGACACAATCAAATCATGGCGTGAAACGTATGGGCAGGACGCCAACGTTATGATCCCGGCTTCTGAGGCTGAATCCATCATCAGCGAGCTACAGCAGTACCGCGCCGCTGCTGAGCCTGTTTGTCCGAAATGCGGCGGAACAGGCATGGCAGATAGCGGTGGCTTTTATCCGTGGGGAGAGCCAATTTTTATTGAATGCGACTGTCACGCAGCACCACAGTTACCGCAGCCAGCGGTGGTTCCTGATGCGATAGAAATTGATGATGACTTTGACAGCGCGTTTGAGCATGGAAAAGCAGTCGGCTGGAACGCCTGCCGCGCTGCAATGCTCAATGGGGGTAAATCATGAACATTATCGCCACTGACCCTAGAGACGATTTCGAAAAGGTTTTCCCGCTTCCAAAGCATGTCATCAGATGTGGTAACGGCTATGCCTGCACTGAATACAATGCATGGGGTGCCTATGAATTTATTCATAAATGGGAGGGCTGGAGAGCCGCCAAACTTGGTGACGGTAGCACCGCAGCGCCAGCAGTACAGGCAGACCAGTTGTCCGGCAATAACGAACAGGTAAGCCAGCCTTACACGTTGCCGGAGCATTCTCCATGCGCTGATGCACCAGACCATATCTGGTTACAAACCGCTGGCGAGTGGCCTGCATCCGGCGAGTTCGGCGAATTAACCTGGAGTTGTGATAACCAACACCCTGACGACACGCTGTATGTTCGGGCTGATTTGGTCGGCAATTTTCCGTGCTATCTGCAAGGTTACAAGGACGGCTGCGAGTGGTCCGCCTTAATGGCGGAAGCTAATCATCCACAAACCGGCGACTGGCTGTTTGACGACCCTATTGAGCTGGCGAAAGCTATTCGCAAAGGCCCGGATATGCTGCCAGCCGAGCCCGGCAACTCTCCGGCAATCCCGGATGGCTACGCACTGGTGCCGATCAGGCTGACGGCAGAGAATGGCGCAAAGGAATTGTTATCCGGTGAGTTTTCAGAAACCAAGTTCATAAGCTGCCCTGAGTGCTTTGGCGATGATGAGTGCGAAACATGCGATGGCAGCGGAAGAATTGAAATCACCGTTCCTGTGTCATGGACAACCATCAAAGAAATTTGGGCAAAGGGTGTTGCGCATTTCGCCGCCGCACCGCAGCAGGAGGCTGAATGATTGCAATTGAATACTGGCCCGACCAAATCTGGCCTAAGCCACCACGGCGGTGAGTGATGCCTGAATCAGCAACGAATACAGCCCGCGCAATGCGGGTTTTTTATTGCCTGGAGATAATCAATGGAGACATACAGCATCACATTAGATGAGGCATGCGCCATGCTCGGCATATCCAGACCCACAGCAACAAACTGGATCAAGTCAGGAAGACTGCAGGCCACCCGCAAAGACCCCGCAAAACCAAAATCCCCCTACCTCACTACTCGCCAGGCTTGCATTGCGGCCCTCAACTCGCCGCTGCATACTGTTGCCGTGAGCGCGGGTGATGAACATAAAGAGGATCGAAAATGTCCATCTTCCGCAGAGGTGAAATATGGTACGCCTCGTACTCGCTCCCGGGCGGGAAGCGAATTAAGGAAAGCCTTGGGACTTCCGACAAGCGGCTCGCTAATGAGCTACATGACAAGCGCAAAGCTGAACTGTGGCGAGTAGAGCGGCTTGGGGATTTCCCGGATGTAACGTTTGATGATGCCTGCATGCGCTGGCTGGAAGAAAAAGCAGAGAAGAAGTCTCTCAAGGATGATCGTGGCCGCATGGCGTTCTGGCTGGCGCACTTTGAAGGAGTTCGGTTAAAGGATATCACTGAGCAAAAGATTTACTCTGCAGTCAGTCGGATGAGCAACAGGAAGCAACTGGAGATATGGAAAGCAAAAGCGGCTGCAGCGCAACGGAATGGAGTGCCGGCACCGGAATACCAGGCGACACAGGTAACCACGTCAACCAAAGCAAAACATCTGGCGCTGATGAAGGCGATCCTTCGTGCTGCAGAAAGGGAATGGAAGTGGCTGGAGAAAGCGCCGGTTATCAAAATCCCTCAGGTAAGGAATAAGCGCGTCCGGTGGCTTGAAGTGGAAGAGGCAAAAAGGCTGATTGATGAATGCCCGGAACCCCTTAAATCGGTCGTCAGGTTTGCGCTGGCAACCGGTCTAAGGCGTTCGAACATCATCAATCTGGAATGGCAACAAATCGACATGCAGCGTCGTGTTGCCTGGGTAAATCCTGAGGACAGCAAATCCAACAGAGCCATTGGGGTGGCGCTGAACGATACGGCCTGCAGGGTGCTCAGGGAGCAGATAGGCAACCACAATAAATGGGTTTTTGTCCACCTTAAATCAGGCAACCGGCCGGATGGAACAAAAACACCAGAAGTAAGGAAAATGCGTGTTGATGACGGACGTGCATGGAATGCAGCCTGTCGTCGTGCAGGGATAGAGGATTTCAGGTTTCACGACCTGAGACACACGTGGGCCAGTTGGCTGATCCAGTCCGGCGTCCCGTTGTCTGTCCTGCAGGAAATGGGAGGATGGGAGTCTATTGAAATGGTGCGGCGTTATGCGCATCTGGCACCCAACCATTTAACCGAACATGCGCGGCAAATTGACTCAATTTTGGGGGTTTGTGTCCCAAATATGTCCCACTATGAAAATCAGGAGGAATTTAAAGAGGCGTAAGTACTTGAAAACAAATGGCGCGCCCTGCAGGATTCGAACCTGCGACCCACGGCTTAGAAGTTCCTGGAACCACCTAAGCCAACAATAACTTACCGCATCATTCCTGCGCTCACACGTCCCATGATGCTAAAAGATGGAAAGAGACAGAAACCCATAAAAAATGGTATCTGTCCCATATCCGTCCCATTCACATAACCGGCGCTTCATCATCCCGCGTTCGGTTGACCAGCCACGTCACCACACCTATCACCTCGACGTCATCCAGTGCGTCTCCCTCTATCGCCTCACCATCTTCCGTGATTAACGATTTACCCGCTGGCCTGGCAAAATAGTTGCGGCCGAGCCAGTTTACCAAAACGTACTCGCCCGCTTTTGGCCGCGAACCCTTCTCCACTACCGCATAGCCGCCGGATGTCTCGATGATCATCGTATTGGCGTTCGTGCCACAGACGATGTCAGGAGTGAGTCGGGTCTGAATAAAATCCATTGCAGGTGACGGGAATCCCATATCACATACCTCCCTGGTTCGGGTTGTAGAGCATGAACGTGCGCTCCTCGCCCTCCTGAGTGGAGATGTCTTTGAAAGTATCGATGTGATGCTCGATCCACACATTGGCCTCATGCAGTGACCAGTCGTGTTTGCGTTTCGCCAGTTCAGCGACGAAATCGATGGTAGTGACGGTGCGCATCCCTTTCGGGCTGATGTGTAGTGCTGCGTAGAACGCTGGGCGGATATCTGATAAGCGCGGCATAGTGACCTCCTTCTTTTTATACTGTATATGTATACAGTAGTTTTGTAAGGGAAGGAGATCAATACGAAGCGGCCTATCAATCTTTGCCGCTGTGCTTCCTTGAGGCGCTTTTTTTATTCTCGCATGACTAGATTTACTTTCGGGTAATACTTATAAATCGTGGAGACTCCTATATCGAAAATAATAGCCAGTTCTTTTCTTGAGTGCCCTGCGGCAATCATCCTGCCAATTTGTGCCCATTGACCGTCTGTGAGTTTTGGTCTTCTCCCCCCAATTCTTCCCTCAGCGCGTGCAGCGGTTAATCCCGCCCTGGTTCGCTCAACAATCAGTTCTCTTTCCATTTCCGCCAGCGCGCCCATGACATGAAAGAAAAAACGGCCCATTGGTGACGATGTGTCGATGCTGCTGAGCAGGAAAAACAGAACAGAATTGATGAGGCGCTCAAGTCTATTTCTGTCATCAGCCTGAAACTGCGGGCAGGAAGAGCGCTAACAGATGCGGAGCAGCTCAGGCTAGACATCACGCTGGATTACATCGACGCAGTGACGGCCCTTGATATCAGCACTGCGCCGAATATTGCCTGGCCTACTGTACCGGCTGCGTAGGCCAGGTGACGGGCAGTTTTGTTGTATCGACTGCCTGCACCGCTTTGACGTATGCAATCCAGGCTGTCAACGACGCTTTATCAGTGTCACTGATGGAGCCAAGCAGTAACTCGGACTGCCAGATGCTCGTTACTTGCAGTGCTGAATCCAGCAACCGCTGTTTCTGATATACGGCTGCGCTTTGCAATTCAGCCTCAGTTGGCGCGGGTTCATCTATTGCTACCGGATTACCCTGGCCGTCATTAGCAATAACTTTCCCCGCCTGCTGTGCGGCAAAAAGCGCTGAATAATCAGCCTCCGATATCTCAACACCGCCATTATCTGTGCCGCTGAAAGCAAAGCGGCCATCAGTTCCTACCCATTTTGCGTACATATATTCCCCTTAACCAATTGCGATCCAGGTACATGAGACAGCCTCGTTGCAGCGCAGGTTAAATCCCGTCTTGGTCTGATTGTCATACCAGGCCACAGTTGCTGCTGTGGACGCGTTATTTGGCGACAAAATCAGTACCGGTGCCTCTGCTTTAAAAGCTTCAGGAAACGTGATGGCTTTTGCTGCTCCAGGCGTGCTGGATGCCGTGGCAATCCCGAACATAATTTTCCATCCCAGTAACGAGATTCGGGACGGATATGAGGTTGTCGTTAATGTGCTAAAACCAAGGTTTTCGATAGCCTCAGCTACTGTTTTCCCTCCTGTGCCGCCGTTCGCGATGGGGACTGTATCAGCGCTGGTGAAAATCTGCCGGACGTTAAATGTGCGCGATCCTTTAGCGTTGGCAATACGAACTTTGTAGATGCGATAGTTTGCATCATTTGCCTGGTTTGCTATCAGCGTCAACTCAATAACGGTTCCCGCTGATGTAATGCCATCAACAGAAATAAAAACCTGAGTACCAGCCGGGTAATTCACTCCTGAAGGTGCGTTTGTCCAGGTTGACGAGCTGACCAGGTATCTGGCGCCTGTTGTAAAATCGACCTGCTGCCAGTCAAACGCATTCAAAAGAGCATTATTGGACAAACCAAACCCCAGCGCATCAAACCCAAGATTGGCCCGCGCCGTCGCTGGATTTCCCAGATCAGCCAGATTGCTTTGCTTCTGGAGTAGTGCATCAAATGATCCGGCTGTCATCATGTTTGCAGCCAGGTCGTTAGCTGACCATGCTCTGGCGGTGGTTCCTTCCTGTCCACGCTGGATAGTCATCACATCGCCAGACCGTGCCGTGACGTGGACAATTTCAGTAAGGGACCCCGTTGCAGCATCAACGAGTGTAAGCTTGAAGTAACTCGTTCCGGAGACAGGAGAGGGGAATAACGCTCCCGTCCCGGTATTCACTGTGATCGATGTGGCTGATGAACTGATTCCTGCCGCCAGCACAGTTTGAGCATTATTAGCGGCTAACAGAGTGAGTGCCATTTATCCTCCGGGATTTGGGGCAATAAAAAACCCCGCCGAGGCGAGGTTTGTGGATATCCCGAAAATTCGGGAGATTGGCTGATATCTCAGCCGATTAAAACATCTTGCGCAAATCAATACCGAACACAGCACTCCATGCCTCAGCAGGCCATGATTTAACGGTGCCGTAGGTTTCGTCAGGTACGTCTTTGGGTGACATGCCGTTAGCTGCACACCATTTTTTCAGCGGCCAGTGACTATACTTCTGTTCTGTAACTCGCTGGATAGCTTTGATGGTTGCGTGTTTCTGGCACTCGCCGAGTTTTTCAGCCAGCGCGTTAGCTTTGCGTTTTGCTACTGAAGCTGTTGCCATTGCGGTGGCTTCGCGTTTCTCAGAAATCCAGAGCTTCTCTTTAACTGCGCGATCGCGTTGCTGTTCAAGTTGGCGGTTCTCCTTAACCTTAACCAGCAAGTCCTCAAGGGCCTGCTCATATGTCTGAGGGAGCGCACTTTTAGCCTGAGGACGGAAGTAAGCATCCTCCAGTTTTTCAAAAAAGCCCCACGCTTCGTCAGTATCGACAATCTTGGACATGCGAGCTGCGCCCTTTTCAGCCCACAAAGTGACTGACTTGGCTCGCTTACCAACAGAGTAACTATCATTTACTCTGTTCTTAAATTCCTTTAATTCTGAACCAGTTAGGGAAAAGTAATGAACCCCTTCAATGAACCTGCCTTTATTGTTGCTTAAGTTCATACGGATATTTACCTCGTCCGTACCATAACCTTTAGCCAGCGTTTCCGTTGTGACCACCCGAACGCCAGACCATTCGATTACTGGAAAGTTATCAGGATCGACAACCGGATTTGTATTTGCTACATTTAAAGCAGTTGAAATTGATTGTTGCATGTAAGACTCCAGTCAATGATTAACGTAGGCCGCCAGCACCCACTGGCGGTTTTTCTTTACTGCAAATAACGCTGATTATTTTTTACCCCTCCTTTTTTATTACCTTTCCCCTTCATGCTCATTGTGTACATCCAGAACATGCTCATCGTCCCGTTAAGATGTTGTGCCATCTTCGGGTCGAAAACGGTAATCTGCTCTTTGGCCTCATCCCACGTGCGGCAGATAAGTTCGAGATTGGTGATGAGGTGATTGCTTGCAGGCAAAGGTAACTGCTCAATTTGGCGATCCAGAATATCCAGCACCCAGCGGCGGAATTCTTTGGCAACCGGTGTGCGGGCAAACATTGCCAGCAGGTGAGCGCCACGAAGAGAGAAGACGCGTACTTTCATACGGCGAGAAGTACCGTTGATACCATTGGTCACCGATTCAATGACCATTGTCATTCCGGGAGAAAACTCATCGCTATACTGGTTAAAGAGGTTAGTAACTGATTTGGTGCTGTTGTAATGAAGTGCCTTCGCAACATCCGCAGAAGTAAGCCAGATACCCGACATATCTGATACTGGAGTCAGGTTGATACCGTGGAAGTTCATTTCTGTTTTAGCTACAATGTTCATGTCGATATTTCCTGCAAGGTTATTTTCGATAGAGGCCCGGTTAGTGTTAGCGCACTCCCGGGCCTCGCTGTTTTTAACGACCATTTGCAACCTCTTCACGAACGCCTTTAGCCAGCAAGCGGACGATTGCAGAGTTAATAGAAATACAATCCATCTCTGCCAGACGGCGGACTTCATCATTTAAACGGGAAGGCAAACGCAGGTTGAGCTTGATATTCTTACGCTCGGTATAAACAGCATCGTTCATGCTAATCTCCTTTTGGGGCCAAGTTAACACCTGATATTAATTTAACACCATTGCTGACTATGTCAAGTTGGCCCCATAATAAAACAATAGATTTTTTTTGAGGTCACCATGAGCAAGTACCCTAGCCAGATGCAAGACAAGTTTAATCTTCGCTTTCCTGACGGGATGCGTGACGCTATAGCTTTGCGAGCGAAAAAAAATGGAAGGTCTATGAATTCTGAAATTATTCAGATCCTTTCGGATTCTCTAACAGGCAAGAACCTAAGCATGGATGATCATTTCATCAGGGTCTTCAACGAAGTCACCCATGCAGATTATGAAACTATTGAGGAATTCGACGCCATAAATGAGAAGGTTGATTTTCTTATAGAAAAGTTGATGGAAAAAATTGACCAAGAAAGTGCGAATGTAAGAGTTCTTCTTCAAGCCAAGAAAAATCTGTCCAACAAAAAACCCACCTGATGGTGGGTTGAATAGCACTTTGCTAAGATTAAATCAACTAACAAGGGTGATGACAATGAATAACTTTTCCGTTGCGATAATCAAAACGTTACTTATGTCTGTTGGGGCGCTAACAATAATAGCGTCGGTTTTTCTGATTACTTTAATGTTTAGCATATCAATGCAGGACGGTATTCCTGCATTTGAAAACATCAAATTCACAGTAATGCTATTTTTTACAATTTTAATTCTGTTGATTATTTGCGCCTGCTTGAAATTCTTCCTCTCTATGGCGATAGATAGTAGGGATTATCAATCAAAAAAAGAAATCGCAAAGACGAAAGCAAGGGTTGAAGATGTAACCATTTAATCACCCGACAATAGTCACCGTTACTGGCTGATAAAACGGCATGTGAAGCAGGCCGCTGTCGAAAGCCTGCTTGAAAAGAGAGGCATATTCATACTCATTGCTTTTGATGAGCATGCTATTTTTCTGGTTGAACGCTCTGCGGTTAAAGGTTTGTGTATTGTAGACAGATGAGTACGTCAGCTTCCTGAATCCTTTGATGATTGATATGCTTGCCCCTCCTCCAGAGAAAAGCACTGAGATACTCCAGTGCTGATCGTTCGTTACGTCAACGCCATCGACCCCGTTCAGGAATCGCATTATACGACGCTTCAGCCATGGTATCGTAAAGTAAAAACCATCTCCTTTATAGAAATTCCACGTCATGATCCTCTTGAACAGGTCGTCAGAAACAATAACCTGTTCTGACTGGTTTACCACTTTGCGTGTGTTAAATGGCGCGCTGTTAAAAGTAAGTGTATTGAATGGCCCGCTGATAATCTGACGACCGCTTGAAAGAACAGGTGGCTTTACCCCGTAAATTCCACGCGCTATCCATCTGAGCTGGTCTCCTGCGTTGTATCCGCCAATGAATATTGGCAAATTCGCATTCTTCATCCAGTCATAGACGTTTTTTGCCATCGCATTATACGCAGTCACGAAAGCACGGATATTGTCATCATCATTGTACTGCGTGTACAGGTACGAACGGATAATATCCTCAAGCATTTTATGCTCCGTCAACGGTTACGCCATCAGACGCGATATAAAAATAACTGAATGGATCGCCACTGATGATATTCGTGTTTGCGTCCACGGGAGTAATTGCACCGTTAACCGTCACGATAACATTCAGTTTCGTAATTAAGCTCATATCAAGAACTGAATTAACAGACTGAAGGAATGTATCTTTCAGGTTGTTAACGTTCAGTGGCTTTCCGGCGTAAATCCCGTTTATGTACTGAATGACAGGACCGGAAACAAGCGTGGATACTGTTGCGTCAGTGAGGTAGTTTGCTCCTTCTGTTCCCCACTCAAACCGAACAGTCACCTGCTGCTGTAAAGGGATAACGAAAGGGATAAGGTAATTATCCGGCCAGTCGTTAATGGTAACCACATTATTTCTTACGTTTGGTGTTACCTCCCCACCTCCAGTCCATGGGCCAGCTGCCGTAGTGTTTATCCCAATTGAAAACGTATTTGGCGTAAGCACTGTCACGGTCAGTGGAACATCATTAACACCGGCCATCCCATTAACACCTTTGATGTTGATCACCTGACCGCTGGTTAGCCCATGCGTGATCCCTGTCGTTACAACGCCAGGATTGGCATTCGTTATACCAGTAACGTCAACTGTGGTTCCTTTCAGCCTGCTGATATCCCCGGCTGATTTAAAAATGGCACCAGCCATTTCATAAATGTCACCGCCGCCGCACATGATTATCCAGCTATTGCCGTCCTGTACCACCGATACCAGTCGCGCCTGAACGCCATTCACATCGGTCAGTTTCTGTCGGATAAAACCGGGATACCCCTGGACAGTGGACATTTGCGCTTCCCACACCCGATCGCGAAACTGGTAGTTTGTTTCAGGCTCCAGACCCGGTACGCCAGCTACCGGATTGTTGCAGGTAAGGATAATGTCATCAGGAACGCTGGTAATTATCTGGTTGACGGTCCCAACCGGAACCGCCCATGCGCCGGTAATAGTGGCAGTACACGTCGCCTGTGATGATACGCCTGACACTGGAATAATGGTGGTCTCATTCAGCGTATAAGAGTACGTACCGTCAGAAACCATGAACCCCTGCGGAACGGAAAATCCAGGGGGTCCGGAGAATTGTACTGGAACAGTCGTTGAACCCAGCGTCTTCTGCGGTGCAATGCCGGACTGCTGCGCCAGCAGGTTGAGCATGTATAAATTGGCTTTAAGCGGCCCGACGGAGTTAATAAGGTCAACTCGGGCCTGATCGCATATAAGCAACGCGCCAACGTCTGTACTCACGATATCTTCAATCAGTGAGCCAGGTAACTCGGTAGTGATGCCTGGCGACAACTGTAACGCCAGTGACACCAGTTGATCACGCAGGCTTTCGGGAGTTTGCGGTACCGGGCCAGCAGCTGTGTAGCTAACTGATAAATCACTCATACATTCACCGTCGCAATAATTTTCGAGCCGGCGTTAGTTATCGCCGATATGTTGTAAACAGGCGGATCATCACTGACTAACGCGATTTGCAGCGATGAGAAATAGGAGCTGAACTGCTGTTGCAGGCGGTTAACGTAATACGTCGGCAAAACCTGTTGTATTACCGATCCGTTCGCCGGGATGCCATTATTTGCAAAGAATGGCGATTCCTGCGGCGCCAGTTTCAGGTTCTGCACCAGCGTTGTCAGATGAACTGCATCGTTAAAACCATTTTCATCCGTTTCGACCAGTGTCCATTTACCGTCTGAATTTCTGCCGTAGGTTCTCATTCGGTGATATTCCCGTTAAATGGTGTTGTTGTTGCCCCTGTATTGCCGCCGCCGTTCCCGTTGGTATGAGCATGACTGTTGCACCATGCGACGAGAGAAGCCCATCCAGCATGCATGATTGCCGGGCTGGTACTGGCTGTTCCGTCCTCCAGTTTCCCGGACTGACCCGTAAGGCTCCACATGCCATTTGTCAGCGTGAAAATGGTCGATCCGACGGTAATTTTAAACTGGCCAGGCGTGGCGATGGTTACGCTGTCAGGGGTGAGAAGAAATGTTGTGTTGCTGCCCGCATCACGGATAGTGACCCCTTCAGGCCCGTAAATGGTCACCACCTGACCGTCCACTGGCTCCCACTCAGTATTACTGATTGGGAGGAATACCAGCGCACTAAGGTTATCCGGCGGCGTCAGGTCAGCAATGCCGCCACCCTGCCCGCTAACCCCACCAAGGTAGGCATCTGCGGGGATTACGATACCTTTATCGCCAGGCTGCATGGGATAGCGGATATACTGCGGGCCAAATAACGGAACGGTGACCTGCGGGAGAACGAACGGGGTGTCACGCAATTCGAAGGCGACGGTGATCATCTGCCCTTCCTGCCTTACCACGCTGGCCGGTAATACTTTCCCGGCTTTTTGTAGCGCATCTTCCACTTTTTTTTCGGCAAATCTGTTCATGCTTCTGCCGAAATTCAGCTTTTGTTCAATGGTCATTGTTGGCCTACCTGTACCGCCGGACTGGCTTCAATAATCGCCACCCAGGCTTCAGCTGTAGGCTGTCGGCTGTTACCAAGAAGGCGCACAGCGTTTACCATGAATTCGCCTGAAAATGCCGAGTCGTCACGATATTGAGAGTAAGAAGATGCCTGTATCATAGGCCGCGCCTTTTGCGGCATTTTGATGTGATCGCCGGTCTGGATATCGCCACGCATTACGCAAACCAGACTGACCACACCGAACCGCACCCATGTTGGCTGACCAATGAGATCGTTAAATTCAATCTGTACCGGAGACTTACTTCTCGCTGTTGCGCTGTTATCTGATGACTGATCGGGATGGTTGGCGTAATCATTATCCCACACCCTGAGTTCATTCCCGTTAACTATGGCAATTTCGACGCCTGAATAACCGACATCTTTTATTCGCGATAATGAAAAATCTTTTAAGTTTTTCGCCAGTGCTGAAATGTCATCGCAAAACAGGCCTTTGTAATAATTCAAAACCAGACGATCACTGATGCTTATATTGAATTTATACCCTTTAATGTTCATAAAGCACTGAGTCAGGGCCACAGAAAGTTTCTGCCCCGTCTTCCAGTCAAACGTCAACGGTAATGGCATCAACCGGCCTTGAGGCGTCTGAGTCACAGGACCCGTCACAATAATAAAATCAAGCCTTAATTCTGTACCCTGCCAGTTGCCAAATACCTGGTTGATGGTTCCCTGCATGACAAGTTTCGGTGTTGAGACCTTGCCAGCCAGTGGAAGTCCCTTCCCCATACCCAAAAAGACCTTTATTTTCTTTCCGAATAACTCTTGCCTTGCCTGCTGCATTTCTTTGGGGCCGATCCCCCAGACTACAAGATGTGTCTCCCCTTGAGGCGTGGATTCACCGAACCTGAGAATGTCGAACTCAATCATTAATGCGCCGGGGTTATACACACCGCTCTTATGACTTGAATACTGCTGAATTAATTTTTCCGGTTTGTCACCATCAGCCGGAGAGAAGATCTGGATATCGTAATAACGCATTAACTGGTTACCTCAATTTGTCCGTTCTTTTCCCTCCAGTACATTTCTGTGGAACTAAAAATACCGGATACAAGGTTAATTCCACCTGTCACAGTGGAACCGACTAACGCCGTATTAATAATGGTGTTATCGGAACTGTCCGTTATTAACAAGTACCATCGCTGCGCTGCGATATTCCATTTCAACTGGCAGTTATAAACCGTTCCGTCAAGAACTGGCGTGAATGCCATGCTCTGACGTTCGTTACCGGTGAATGGGTAAAATTGAGATGTCATATAGCCACCCCCAGTTTACCAAGAAGACCAGTTATCGCCTCTGAAACTGATCCGCCCAAAGATGTGTTACCCAGCGCATTTACCGTGCTTGTCCATGCAGATTCAGTAACCCTGTCCCCGCCACCAATTTTACCCAGGAAGTTATTAACCGCCTGTTCCGCACCTGTTTCCGTTATCAGAGGCTGCTCAAAATCCCACATCCACGTCCGTTGCGGTAACGCATCGTTACCGCTGGTGACGTCCTTCACGGTTCGCAATATGCATCGGTTATAGATAACTGACGGAGTAGCAACGATGAATGTTCCGCCGAGATTAGCATGGGCCTGAAGAACGGACTGAAGTGCGCTGATCGTTACCAACTTAGTCATTGCCCCGGTATTCTCATTCACCGGCGCTTCCATAATCAGCGATACGCGCAATGGCTGAGCCAATAGTGCATTGGCGGCCACAACCTGGTTGGCAAACGGGTAGCGGGCTATGTCGTAATCTATAAGCGTTGAGCCCTGCACAGGTTTCCAGTGGCAAAAATATTTATCCAGATCAGTGAGATTGATTGCTCCGCCCAAAAGACCAGTCACAAAACTGGCGCTTTGTGTAAGTGCAACAACCGGCAGCATTCCACCAGGTATTGCCTGGGCGATGCCGTCACAAAGGATAACCGGGGATATTTCAAACCCCAGCTTATACATCTCTCGCGTGAAACCCATTATTACCGTGCTCCGATTTGAGCGCTCGTAACGACCGCATTACCGCCAGTGTTGTTATAAACAATAACCCCGTTACCACCTGAGTTACGGCTGTTATCGATGGACTGCTGGAGAAGTTGATTGGTGCGGGCTGTATTTCTCGCAATTTCCGTTGTTTCCGGGCTGGGTGTGTTAGCAGGGTTCGGTTTAGTGCCATAAATCGCCGCGTACTGCTCCTTCACTCGCCCTGGATATTCATTATTTTCTTTGCTACCCCTGTTCTTTCCACCGTTGTACCAGCGCAACATCTCGTCGAAATCCCCACCAGACTGTTGTTTAGCCCAGGCCATGACTCTGGCACCCGCCATGATATTATCTCGCGGATCATACGGGTCTTCTCCAGGCAGGAAGTTATACGGCATTACCTGCATTAACCCTTTGGCGCCAGCATCACTTTCGGCATTTTTATTAAATGACGACTCTGCCCCCGCAACGGCTTTCAACCATTTAGCATCAAGACCTTCTTTTCTGGCGGCCTCTTCGAAATACTGGTCGTACTGAGTTGGTGCCACGCCTGATAACTTTTTGGCCCCCTTCAACCACCCCCACACATTGGGATCACTCTCGCTGCCTTTGACATAATCAGGTCCACCGTTTGGGTCTTTAACGGTCTCGTTACTGAGAATGGATGATGATCCGGAAAAAAACTCTGTCGCCGTTATCTTCCCGGTTGCCAGGTCAATGATTCTTCCGATTGTTTGTCCCAGCTTTTTGAGCCCGGACATAAAATCTTCGACATCATTTTTAAACTCAGGCGAGGCAAGGTAGTTGCCAAATCGCTGAATTCCTCCGGCGAGCCCGTCAATCCATTTACCCAACTCCGGTGATCGCATCACGGTATCGATCGCCCCCGACAGCGCATCGGACAATTTCGTCAGTCCAGGCGTCAGCGGGCCAAGGCCGCGGATGAAAGTGTTTTTAATGCTCTGGCTGCTGTAGTCGAGCTGAATATTGAA